CCGGGTGGTCAGGGAATGCGGACGGGGCATAGTCGAGGCCATCAGGGAGGTAGCCTGATGGTGGACTATGACCGGCTCATCATCGCTCTGGTGTTCGCAGGGCTGGCGTGGCTGTGGTGGATGACGGTTGATTACAGGAGGAAGCGCAATGGATGAGCTGAAGGAGTTCCTGGACGCGGTTCTCGATTGGCTGGAAAAGTAAAGCCCCCTGCTTCCAGGGAGGCTCGGTCGTCGAAGCCGGGTGTTAGGGCACCCGGCTTTATTTTAACACAGGAGGACGGGCACATGAGAGAAATTGAGGACGATATTTTCAACACCATTCAAACCTACCTTGACCGGTGGTGCCGCCATTGCCCGGACGCTCACCACGCAATAGCCGATATCACCGGCCCGGAAGAATGGTGGTGCGGTAAAAAGGGCGTTGAGCCGGGCGGCAAGGGGTGCAGGAACAAAAAGCGGCTGACTTTGATAGAGGAGAAGGCCCGCGAGATTGCGGAGCTGATTGGTGAGGAGGCGGTGTAGGGGTGGCCATAAATCTGCGCAACACGAACGATGTTTCAATCAACGGCGTCAAGGTGCTTGTCTACGGACAAGCCGGAGCAGGGAAAACGCACCTGATACGGACGCTCCCGCATCCGGTCATCCTCTCGGCGGAGGGTGGGTTGTTGTCGCTCCAGGGAACGGGGATTCCGTATGTGGAGATTTCCAACCTCGCCACGCTTACGGAAGCATATAAATGGCTCCTCGACTCCAACGAAACAAAGGAATTTCAATGCGTGGCTCTTGACTCCATCAGCGAAATTGCCGAGGTGGTCCTGAGTTCTGAAAAGAAAACTGCCAAAGACCCGCGGCAGGCATACGGGGCGATGGCAGATCAAATGACGGACTTGATCCGGGCGTTCCGCGATTTGCCCGGTAAGCACGTGTATTTCAGCGCCAAAATGGAAAAAACTCAGGATGAGATGGGGCGACTGCTCTATTACCCGTCTCTGCCGGGGAACAAAGTAGGGCAGCAGTTGCCCTACTTTTTTGACGAAGTTCTAGCGCTCAGAGTCGAACGTGACTCCGAGGGAGCGACACAAAGGGCTCTGATGTGCGAGTCTGACGGACTCTGGCTCGCCAAGGACCGCTCCGGGAAACTCTCTCCATGGGAAGAACCTGACCTTGGGGTGATTATCAGCAAGATTGGAGGGACCACAAATGAATAGCCTATACGCGCAGTGGTTGGATCTGAAACGCCGAGAGGACGAGGCAAGGGCGCTCCGTCAGGCGTTGGAGGCTGAGATGTCCGCAGGTATCCCTGACGACTGGGAGGGAAGCAAAACCTGGGAGGACGGGCCGTACAAAATCAAGGCGTCCCGCAAGTTCAACCGCAAAGTTGACGGCATACACCTACGCGAGATTGCAGACCAGTACGGCATGGGCGATTACCTGGACGTGCTCTTCCGGTGGAAGCCGGAGATCGACGCTAAAGCCTGGAAAGTCGCAGACGAGACGGTGACGAAGTTGTTCTCTGACGCGATTACCACCACGCCGGGGAAAGTGGGATTTGTTATTGAAGAGATTAAAGAGGAGGTTGCATAATGGCATATCTTGGACAGACGTTTAATGTTGCGGAGCATGTTCCTTCCAGTCCTGACCCTGTACCTGCGGGATGGTACACGGCGAAAATCACGGACGCAAAAGTCAAAGACACAAAAGCAGGAACTGGGAATTTCCTTGAGGTGACCTTCTCTATTCTCGGACCGTCCTACGAGGGGCGCTGTGTCTGGGGGCGGTTCAATCTCAAAAACCCGAACCCGCAAGCCGAACAGATCGGACAGGCGCAGTTCATGGACATGGCGCGGGCAATTGGGCTTGAGGTGGTGGACGACTCGGACCAGTTGCTCGGCGGCGAGCTCGACATTAAAGTCACCGTCAAAAAAGGGGACGAGCAGTACAGTGACAGCAATGACGTGAAGGGATTCAAGGCGCTCCAGGGGATGACGGTTATCACCCAGAAGCCCGTTCAGAAGCCCGCCCCTCAGCCCGTCGGGGCGGGAGCACCCGCCAAGGCGGCCACGCCGCCGTGGGCGAAGAAATGAAATTGCCACAACCAATACACACCATCGCCGCTCTCATCGACAAAGCATACGAATCTCATCAGGAGGGACCGCGCCCGCACCTGGGCGCTTCCCTCCTTGGGCATGAGTGCGAGCGGTGGCTGTGGCTGTCATTCCGTTGGGCTGTGATTGAGTCGTTCCCGGGAAGGGTACTGCGGCTCTTCCAGCGGGGGCAGGAAGAGGAGAAGAAAATCGTGTCGTGGTTGACGCAGATCGGCTGCGAGGTCCACAGCACCGGGGGGGAACAGTCGCGGGTCAGCTTCGGGGCGCACGTGTCCGGCTCCATTGACGGAATCATAGAAAAAGGCGTCCCAGAGGCTCCGACGAAGAGACACATCCTGGAGTGCAAAACCCATTCCCTAAAGTCATTCAACGACCTGGTGAAAAACGGCGTGCAGGCATCCCAGCCTAAGCATTGGAGCCAGATGCAGATTTACATGGCTGGATCAGGCATTGACAGGGCGCTGTATTTTGCGGTGTGCAAGGACAATGACGACATCTACACAGAGCGAGTGCGGTACGACGCAGACGCCGCACAACGGATGATAGAGCGTGGCAAGCGCATAACTCTCGCCGATAGAATGCCACCACCTATCAGTACAGACCCCACGTGGTACCAATGCAAATTCTGCGCGGCGCACGGGTTTTGCCACGACCATCACATGTCAAGGGAAATTAACTGCCGAACGTGCGCTTTGTCTACGCCAACGGAGGATTCCAAATGGACGTGCGCTCGGTACGGTGGAGCTGAAATCCCGTTCGAGGCACAGCGGGAGGGATGCGCCGGGCACGTGCTCCACCCGGACCTCGTTCCCTGGAAGATCCACGACAGCGACGACGAATTTACCGCCATCTACGAGATAGACGGCGAGATGGTGCGTAATGGCGAAGCAGACGGGAACGTGATAGGAAGCCGTGAAATCGTTGACTGGACGTGGAAGGCGCAGGACGAATCATTTGGGCCGTTTGAGGAGGTGGAAGAATGCCCCTCAGAGATTATCAACAACGAACCATCGACTACCTCTACCGCTGGTTCGAGGGGAACAGAGGACACCCGTGCTTAGTGCTCCCGACCGGCTCCGGGAAAAGTCACATCATAGCCGAGCTTTGCCGTGATGTTATCCAGTCGTGGCCTGATCAAAAAATACTGATATTAACTCACGTAAAGGAACTTATCGAACAAGACGTTGAGAAAATCCTGATGGCGTGGCCGACGGCTCCCATTGGGATTTTCTCGGCGTCCATCGGGAAAAAACAGCTTGGTGAGCCCATTACCATTGCCGGTATCCAGTCCATCAGAAAACACGCTGACAGGGTGGGACATGTGGATCTTGTGATAGTGGACGAGGCTCATTTGATATCCCACAAGAACGAGGGTGGGTATCGGACGTTTATTGAAGCCTTGAAGGTGTTTAATTCTAATCTTCGCGTCATAGGATTGACAGCTACGCCATATCGTTTAGGGCATGGATTGATTACGGAAGGTGGAGCACTTTTCGATGATCTCATAGAACCGACGTCAATTGAGGAATTAATAAAAAAAGGATTCCTCGCCCCGCTTCGCTCCAAGGGGACGGACCTGCGACTTTCGACGGAAGGCGTACACAAGCGCGGTGGTGAATTCATCGAAAGCGAGCTGCAAGCTGCCGTCAACACCCGCAGTCAGAACGAGAGGATTGTCCGCGAGGTGATAGCACGCGGCGCGGACCGGAAGTCATGGCTTTTCTTTTGCACCGGAGTTGACCACGCTCTGACCATGCGGACGGTGCTTGAGGAGCACGGCATCAAAGCGGCGTGCGTGCTCGGAGAGACACCGAAGACTGATCGCGAGAAGATTCTAGAGCGATTCAAGGCGGGAGAGCTGCGGGCGGTAACTAATGCCAACGTATTAACTGTGGGCTTCGATTACCCGGACATCGATCTTATAGCAATGTGCCGCCCTACGATGTCGCCGGGGCTTTATGTCCAGATGGCCGGGCGCGGGATGAGGCCGAAATCACACTGCAAGGACTGTCTCGTGCTCGACTTCGCGGGCGTCATTCAGACGCACGGTCCCATTGTCAACATCAATCCACCATCGAAAAAGGACGGCAACGGGACGGGCGAAGCGCCGGTCAAACTCTGCGAACAATGCCACGAACTGGTATCGCTTGCTGCTCTCGAATGCCCTGAGTGCGGATGGAGGTTCCCAGAGCGCAAGCCGAAAAAACTGGAACTCCACAACGATGACATCATGGGACAGGACAATAACATGGTTGTCAAAGACTGGCAATGGAGACGGTACACAGCTGCTAGCGGGAAGGAGATGGTGACAGTCACGTATTACGGTAACTTCTTTGAGTCAGTCACGGAATATCTATGTCTCCTCCATGGAGGGTATGCGGGGGACAAGGCAGTCCGTACACTGCTTGGCATTGCCCGCAGGGTGGGGGCTGATATCCGCAACCCCTATGACCTGAATGAGGTTGTCAGTGTGATGAGCGCCGTGCCTGCTCCTAACAGGATCAACCGCCAAAGGGACGGGAAATTTTACCGGGTGACTGCGAGGTATTGGAATGACGAGCAAAGCGCCTGACTATATCCCTACAGAACATGAGGAACAACGGACATTCGTACAGTGGTTCCGGCGCAAGTTTCCAGACGTCCGCATTTTTGCCATACCGAACGGCGGGGCGCGTAGTCCTTCAGTCGCGTGTCGTCTTAAGGCCGAGGGTGTCTCTCGCGGCGTGCCTGACCTCTTTATCCCGGCATGGCGCTTGTTCATCGAGATGAAGCGCGTCAAGGGTGGCGTTGTATCGGAGGATCAGTCCTCATGGAAGGAGTATCTGGAATCATGCGGGTACCGCGTCGTCATTTGCGCCGGCTGTGAAGCGGCTCAGTGGGAGGTGGATGAATGGCAAGCCTTACACGATTCTTCAACGGCCCATGTCTAGTTAACGATTGCGATACAGCCCCGCCGGACATCCAGCTCGCCCGCGCCATGGAGGAGGCAGGAATAGACCCTCCTCCAATGGTGCAGATAGACGGACGGATACATCGGTTCAACCCTGACGGCAAGAAGGGTAATAAATCCGGCTGGTACATAGCCTACCCGGACGGTATCACAGCAGGGGCGTTCGGCGACTGGAAAAGTGGACTCCATCAACGATGGTGCGCTGATATAGGGCGAGAGTTAACGCTGAATGAACGCATAGCCAGGGACAAGCGATATGAGGAGGCCAAGCGCGCCAGGGACGAGGAGCGGGAAAAGACGCTCGCCGTTGTGTCTGAAACCGTGGCAGAAATATGGGAACGATGCGCACCGGCAAGCCCAGACCACCCATACTTGAAACGCAAGGGCGTCCAGCCGCACGGCGCAAGGGTATCAGGCGACAGTCGCCTGGTGCTGCCTCTATACGACGAGGAAGGTAACCTCTCCACCCTCCAGTACATCTCTCCGGACGGCTCGAAACTCTACCACTCCGGAGGGGCGACAAAAGGCAGGTACTGGGTGCTTGGAACGCCAGGCAAGACCATTTATCTTGCCGAGGGGTTTGCTACGGCGGCGTCCATCCACGAGGCGACAAATGCGGCAGTGTTCATTGCCTACACCGCAGGGAACCTTATCAATGTGGCCGGGTTACTCCGCGAGAAATTCGGCGAGCAACAAGACATCGTTATCGTCGCAGACAACGATGAGAGCGGGACGGGGCAACGCGAGGCACTGCGGGCGTCCGAGCGGTGGAATACCCGCGTTATCATCCCTCCAGAGACAGGCGACGCGAACGATTATGTACAGTCAGGACACGACCTTTTCCAACTCCTGCAACCCGATCTTGGAGACTGGCTTGTGCAGGCCGACGAGTTCTGCGCACGCCCCGCGCCTATCAAGTGGCTCGTCAAACGGTGGATACAGGGGGACGCCCTGATTATGGTGCATGGGCCTTCCGGATGCGGAAAGACTTTCGTGGTGCTCGATTGGTGTCTCCGCATAGCGTCAGGCTTGCCTACGTGGAATGGAATGAAGGTCAAGGATGGAACGGTGGTTTACCTTGCCGGTGAAGGGCATTGGGGACTGAAGGCCCGTGTGGCGGCGTGGAAACACTACCACGGGATACAACATCTCAATATGTGGCTCTCCCGCGACGGATGTGATCTGAATATATCGGCTACGGGATACCGGAAAACGATAGACCATATACGAGCACTCCCGCAAAAGCCTGACCTGGTGGTTGTGGACACATTGCATCGTTTCCTGTGTGGTGACGAAAACAAGGCGCAGGACGCCAAAACCATGCTTGATGCCTGCGCCGGACTCATGAGGGAGTTTGGATGCTCAGTCATCCTTGTCCACCATACAGGAGTCTCGGATGATGCTCAAACACGGGCAAGAGGATCGTCAGCATGGCGGGGTGCTCTTGACGTGGAGATATCAGTCATCGGCGGCAGCGACGGCAAACCGATGGAATTGGTACAGCGGAAGCAAAAGGACGGCGAGCTTGAGCCGTCAGCCTTTGTCGATTTGATGCAAGTGGAAATACCAGGCTGGTTCGACGAGGACGGCGAGCAGGTACATAGCGCCATCGTGGTTCCTTGCGAGGCTCCGGTTGAAAGTAAGAAAGACTCCAAGCTTGCCGAGCATAAAAAAATGTTCGAGCGCGCCTGGTTCGCCACTGGTTGCGAGATTGTAGACGGACGTCCATACGTCGACAAGAAAAAACTGCTTGACTTCCTGATACATGAAAACGGAATCACCGAGGGAACGGCAAAAAATATGATTAAACCATCCCACACCACCAAGCTGATAGGGTATCTAATGAACGGTGAAGTAATAAAGTGTGAGGGTGACGGATGGGCAGTTTTTGATAACACGTTTTTGAGTGTATTGTTAACAATGAGGTAACAAAAATTTAGTGTATACCGGGACTAACTAAAACTTTCACAATATACCCCCCTTGTCCCGCTTCGCGCGATTCGGGACAAGTTGCGGGACAAAGTTGTCCCGGGCATCAATTCCAGTAGTTACAACGGTTTGCAAAAGTCGGGACAAGGGCCGGGACAAAAACGGGGGCAATGCAAACGCTTCGGGACACGCGGGACAGGGTGTATATACCCTGTCCCGTAGTCCCGGCGGCTTGCGGGTGAAAAACCTTGTAAACATTTTCCGGTAAACAAGGAGGGTAAAAAATGAGCACGAGGAAATGGATACATGAAAAAGAATCAGAAAATACACTTTGTCCTTTTGGACCAAAACCTGATTTCAAGAACGGGAACGAGGAATTTAAAACCTCAAAATGCCAAGGAGATTTCTGCATGGCGTGGTTCTGGTATTCCGACGCCCACCCAGAGGATGTAAACGATGAACCGGATAATCCAAAATTGTATTGGGGATCATGTTCACTCATCCCGGAGGCGAAAAGATGAAACCCGAACTCGCCGCCCTCCGCGCCGAACTCTCCACACTCAAGCCACGCCTCGAAACTCTCAGCACCTACTCCGACGAGGGGCGCCGCGTAGCGTCAAGGATCGAGTACCTGGAGCGTCGCATAGCGTGGCTGGAGAGGGAGATACTGCGGAATGAAGGACAGGGGGAGTTGTTTTGAACAACGAGGTAATCCTCAACGGCATTCCTATGGTGTTCCTGCGGCG